AGAGGCAAGTCTGCGGAGGATATTGCTAAGTCTTACGTCGAACTAGAGAAAATGAATAGCCGTCAGGCACAGGATCTCGGGGAGATGAGAAAGCAAGTCGATCAACTTGTGCGAGAATTTGAACAGTCGAAGGCCGAGCCGGAGGTTGAAGAGCCTTTGGTTTCTATCGACGACCTGTACGCCTCTCCAGCAGAATCAATCGAGAAGGTTGTACGTAAGGTTATCGAGCCTACACTAGCAGAGCAGCGGGAGGAAAAGCGTCAACGTATCCTTAATGAAAGGGTCGGGGAGCTTGACCTGAAATACGATGGTTGGCGGGATGTCGTTCAAGGGAGCGAGTTCCAAGAGTGGATACGGGAGACTCCGTATCGTGCACGCTTGGCCGCCGCCGCCGACAAGTTCGACGTAGACGCCGCTACTGATTTGCTAGAGCAATACTACGATGTCAAACGCCCGTCGCAAAAGCGTAGGGATAATGATGCCTTGAGACAACAACAGCTTCGTGACGCTGGGTTGGAGACTGGGGGCGCTGCTTACTCAGAGCCAGCAGAAACTTACTCACGTACTGATCTAATCAATAAGCGTATCCGCGCTAAGCGAGGAGATCAGGAAGCAGAGCGTTGGCTCAAAGCTAATTATAACGCAATTGCAGCGGCGTATGAAGATGGTCGTGTAACAGACTAAACTATTATACTCTAGGAGATACATACTATGGCACTTGGCTCTAATCATGTAACGCTTACTAAAGCATCTGCTGCTTCGCGTACTCGCTCTAACAGCGCGTTTATCCGCGAACTGTGGTCGGATGAGATCATTGCTTCCTACAAAGCAAACCTCATCATGCCGCAGCTCGTGGTAGTTATGAACCACGTAGGGAAGAAAGGTGATACCATTCACATCCCCCGTCCGAACCGTGGCTCTGCAAGCGCGAAAGCGGCTGAAACTCAGGTCACCCTGATTGTCTCGCAAGAGACGCAAGGCCAGTACCTGATCGACCAGCACTGGGAGTACAGCCGTCTTATTGAAGACATTGTACTGGTACAAGCAGACGACAGCCTGCGTGCATTCTACACCGACGACGCTGGTTACGCACTGGCTAAGAAAGTTGACACCGACCTGCACGCACTGGGTGCGCAGCTTGCTGGTGCTGACGCAGCTCCGACTGTTGCAGGCTCTGCCTACAGCAAGGCTGTTATCGGTACGCCGAACTCTGGCGCTCTGGTAGCTTGGGACCCGTCTGCTAGCGCCAACGCTGGTAACGCTTCTACGCTGACCGACGAAGGTATCCGTCTGCTCATCCAAGCGCTGGATGACAACGACGTACCTAGCATGGGTCGTTGCTTCGTTGTACCGCCCGTTGAGAAGAAGAACCTGCTCGGCATTACCCGCTTCACTGAGCAGTCGTTCACTGGTGAAGTTGGTGCTGCTAACAGCATCCGCAACGGTCGTGTTGGTGATCTGTACGGCAACGAAGTGTACGTGTCTAGCAACTGTGCTACCGTTGCTGATGACGGCGCTGCTGAGGATCAGCGAGCTGTACTGTTCTTCCAGAAGGAAGCACTGCTTCTGATTGAACAGCTCAAGCCCCGCGCTCAGACCCAGTACAAGCAGGAGTGGCTGTCCGACCTGTTTACCGCAGACATGATCTACGGTACTGGCGTACTGCGTCCTGAGGCTGGTGTTGCAATCATCGTACCGGCTTAATCGGTACTCCCCCCCTTCGGGGGGGATCTATTATAAGGAGGCTTTGAATGCGTATTTATAGACAACGAGGGCAAGGTCTCTTAGGGAACAGCGGCTTTTCCCGCAGTGACCTAACCGATGGTACATCTATATCTTGGAGTACCACGACGAACAAGTGGGAGCTAGCAGATCATCTTGAGGATGCTCCCTCTGACGGAACGCAGTACGGACGAACGAATGGCGCTTGGACTGCTGTTTCGTCCGGTACTGCCTTAGTTAACACGGTGGACAATGGCAGCGCAGCGGAGCTGCATTGGGGCGGTGCCGATCTCAAGCTGACGACGTACCAGTGGGGTGTGTTCTCCTCGGACGATCTACAGATCGACGCCTACTCCACTCTCGGCACCACTGGCGGCTCACCCGCATTTAGAATCACCTCGTGGCCTACAGCGTCCACGTGGTATCAGATATACATGAAGCAGAACGGTTCATCGTTTGAAATATCAACGTACAACCACACTGCTACGTTCCGTACTCGTATGAAGATTGACTCAGACGGCTACTGGAACTTCTATAAGGGTTCCGACCTCCAGTGGATGTACTGCTCCAGCAGTATCACCCAGTTTGGGTACGGTTCCCACACTACGAACATCATCGGTACAGCAGTCAACTTGGCCTACGGCACAAGTACAAAGCTCTCAACCCTCACAGATGGTGTGAGTATTACGGGACGGATGGTGTGCAGTGGTCGCGAAATCCTTGTCAAGGATTACCGCGCCTTCGCGTACGGACGTATAGACGGCTCCTCCGGTACCCCAACACTTAGCGGAGACAAGAACGTAACCTCGATCACTGACCTCGGGGTAGGCATCTACCGGGTAAACACCTCGGTGTCGGGTGGCTCAAGTGACTCCTTTACGCAGTACCAGCTTGTTGCTAATGACGGCTCAACGGCGTTGATAGCCTCGGGGGTCAGGAACTCAAGTACGCAGTTCGATATATACCTGTTTGACGATACGGGTGCAGCGACGGACGGGATAGTGAACTTCATCATCTATAGAACAGGTGGCGGCTAATATGACATTGCTACAAATGGTAAACAAGATCCTGAAGCGGCTCAGAGAAGATACTGTGCTGTCTACGGATAGCACGGACTACTCTATGCTCATTGGTGAGATTATAGCAGACCAATACAGGGAGCTACAAGAAGTATATGCGTGGGAATCTACCAAACACACAATCATCTTTGACACGGTTGCTAGTCAAACTCGGTATTGTTTGTCTCGTAACATTACCAGTGGTGGTGATGCTAGAGACGCTAACAGCCGCCTAGCGTGTATAGGTTCTATCGTAGATAAGAAGGGTGCTTTCGTATACGACAGCGACACGGACTACGATGGTAGTTGTATGGTCCTTATCTCTGATACTGAGCGGGCTAAGCTAGCAGCTAGGGACAGGGATCAAACACAGGACGAGCCGTGGTACTACAGCGTAACCAACGACGGAGTAGACTGGTACCTAGACTTTGCGTGGGCACCGACTCAAGTCAAGCGCTGTGATATAAACCTGATTACTGTCTACTCTGATCTAGAGACAGACGGGACGGATGACAATACCGTACTATATGTTCCTGCTAGACCCCTGTATCTTGGGGCTTTGGCTATGGCCCTCAATGAGAGGGGTGAGGAGATTGGAGAGCCGGGTAACCTAGCAGGCGAACGGTATAAGATGGCACTGGCAGCGGCTATAGAGGCTGATGCAGCAGCAAACATAGCTACCAATCATTACGACTGGTACCGCGATTAAGGGGGAACTATGCCGACACCTCGTTACCACGGAGGCGCACCGCTTGCCCACGTACCTATTAACTTGCCGGGGTTTCGGGGGCTTAACAAACAGGCCGAGGCAGGTCTACTGGACCCATCGTGGGCTACTAAGCTAAACAACACAACCATTGATAGCTCTGGTAGACTGTCAGCCCGTAAGGGATTCAACAAGATCACTACTGGCTTTGCTAGCATGGAGGGGATACGAAGCCTCTTTTATCATACCGACACTGGGGACATCTACTACAGCACTGAGAACTACCTATACCGTAGCACAGACAGTGGCGTTAACTTCTCCAACGTCACAGGTGCTACCACTATGGGAGCTGGCGGTGGGCAGTTCCTAGACTTCGCTGGTAAGGTAGTGTACATCAATGATGGACAGAAGCCCGCTGTATTCGGTGGTTCTACCTTCGCTAACATAGCAGATGTCAATGCCCCTACTGGTGGCGTCGGCCTTTCTGCATTCGGTAGGCTGTGGATTACTACGAGTACAGGTAAGAGCTTCAAGTATTGCGCTATACTGGACGAGACAGACTGGACTAGTGCAGACACGGGGCTGGTAGATACTACATCTATTGCTACCATAGACGATCAAATCACTTCCCTAGTATCCCACAACGGAAGCCTAGTTGTATTCGGTAGTCAAACTATCATCATGTTTGATGACCAGACGGGTTCTGTTCTAGGTATTGATCCGTTGCAGATGTCTGTTACTGATTACATTCCCGGCGTAGGGTGTATAGCAAGGGACTCTGTAGCAGCCGTAAAGGGTGACCTATGGTTCCTGTCTAGGTCAGGGCTTATGTCTCTCGGTCGGTTGACTACGGGAAACTCTAACCCTCTTAGCAATTTGAGCTTGTATGTACAAGATTATCTCGGGGACCAAGTAAACCGGATAACAGACAAGACCACTATCAAGGGTCAGTTCTCCCCTAAGGATAGGTTGTACATTCTATCTATGCCGTACACTAGCGCCACTGCTGAGCAGGGCGTAGCAATAGCG